CCCGTTCAGGCAGCTTGGTAACGACTTGGGCGACCTCAAGGAAACTATCGGAGCAGCCCTGATACCTATTCTCTTGCCGTTAGTTGATGGGTTGCGTGGCATATTCAAACGCCTACAGGAGATGAACCCAGCGATAGTTCAGGCAGGGGCTGTAGCACTTGCGTTAGGCACAGCCATCGGCCTGATTGGTGGGCCAATCCTGTTGATAATCTCTATGATTCCAGCCCTTGTAGCAGGGATAGGAATGGTTACTGCTGCATGGATGACACTTGCAGGGGCAACAGGTATAGGTGCTGTGATTATCATCCTCGGCCTTCTGACCGTTGCTTTCATCACCAAGTTTGATTTAATCAAGGAGATTGTCGGCAATGCGTTGAACTGGATTATTGAAAAGATTGTAGAGTGGGGCAGAAAGATAGCAGGGCCAATTGATATTATCATTGAGACACTCAACGAGATAAGTGCCTTTACCATTCCGACGCTATCACAGGCTCTGGATAAGTTGGACACAGTTACGATAGATTGGGGCCGTAAGACCCAAGACGCTGCTGAGCAAAGTCGGGGACACATGGAACAGGTGGCTACCAGTGTTGCAAATGTAGGCGATGAGATTGATAGGGTTGCCCATAAAACGGATACGGTACTTGCTCCAGCGATGGAGCGACTCAGCGACTCAATGGACGACCCCTTCTTGGAATATGGGCAACTATTGCAGGATTTGGGGCGTGAGATGGACAAGAACATACTAGATTTAGCCCATACATTGAAAAAAGAACACGGTGGGACATTGGAAGAGGCTTTAGATGACCTCTCAAGGGCGCAGATGCAACACCTGAAACAACGACGCTCGGAGTTCACTAGTGAACTCCTAGGGCACGGTGGCATAGATGCACCCACCTTTACAGGAGGTGGAGCAGGGGTTAGAACAGGAGGTGGGGCGAAGGCTGGGGCGATGACCGTAGAACAAATTATGAGAGATGAGCGAGCCGCAGCGACATTAAATGCCTTCATGGCGTCAGGGGGAGACCCCAAGTTTTGGACGTCCCAAGTGTTTCTTGGCATCAACGGGAAGCACATTGATACCTCGCTCGAATTTCACGAGGATGATATGGGTGATGGAGGTATGATTCTCTAATGGCGTGGACACTTCAATTGCTTAATGACGATACAACGCTGAACTTGAATGATGGCTCGGCTTACTCTGCCCGTCAGGGGTTTCTAGCTCCTCCCCCTCCTACAAGAACGGCTCGTGGAGGAGCCAGCCTATTGCGACATGGCTCAGACATTACGGAGAGGGTATACGCCAACCGACTTGTTGGGGTTGTTCTACGCATCCACGGCACGAGTCAAGATAATCTGATAAGCAACATCAACGCTATCAACAGCCTGCTAGAGCGAGGGGTAGAATACACCACGACGGGTCTTGGTTCTCAGCTTATTCTCAGGCGTAAATGGGAGGGAGCGACTAACCAAGTCGATTTTCACGTGCTTTCTGGGACTTTGTCGTTGGGGGACGAGTTCGGCCCCGTACATAGCCAGAACACGACTTTTGCCAGTGCCACCCTCCAGCTAACGTGTAAGCCGTTTGCGTATGGTGCGGAGGAGACGATTGAAAACTATGTCCTAGACCCAGGGTTTGAGGTGGCAGGGACAGCCCTCGCAGATTGGACAGAACGCAAGACCGCCACGGGAACCACGGCAAGAGACACATCCGTGAAGAAGGACGGTAATGCCAGCCTCAAATTGGTGATGACAGATTCTGGGGGGAGCGGTCAGGTAATAGAGCGGTTCCAAACTCTCGGTGATGTAGATGCAACCGAGGTTTGGTCATTCCAATGCTGGGTTCGGGTGGACGAACTTACCAACTGCAAGGTGGTCATGGAACTGGACTACGACTCAGGCACAGATACAGAACACTCCACGACAACGGTCAATGCCTCTAGCTTTGTGAAACTCACTGCTAATAATCAAACCGCACCAGGGGGCGCAGGGGATGTCGACCTTAGAATACGCCTTGAGGCTACTGCGGCAGATGCCACAGGAGTAGTCTACATTGACAACGTGATAGCAGTCCTAGCCTCGGCTGTCCCTGTGGCATGGGCTAGCAGTCGGAGCATTGCTAACCATTATGACGATGCTGCACAGGCTCACACCAACTACATAGATATACACGACGTACCAGGAGACATACCAGCAATGCTACAGGTGAGGATTGCGGAGGCTCAGTCCCACGACGAGTTCTGGGCAGGGGCAAGGCATGGCTCCAGACAGTATGACGACCTGTGGTTTGAGGGAGCCGATGGAACAGCTAACGTGATTGAAACAATGTCTAATCTAGATGAAAATGAAGCGACAGACGTAGTTAATTCGGCTTATAGTGGTGGCACGGCTCGTCACTCTGAATTAGAGATTAGTGGGTCGGTAGCCGACATGAATACTGTCGAAACGTGGTTCAGGCATGATTTTACAATGGCTGCTCCTGTACCCCGTGGACAGTTTAGGGTTCTAGTGGGTGCATGGGCGAGCAATGGAACTGCCGATAGCTCAACTCGTACTCTCAATGCGGACGACTTCCTCTTTGGGGTAGGGTTCACCTATGGGGGGTTCTCGCTGATAGGCAATAACGACCCTGTTACAACTAGCTTTGTCGGCCTGCCCACGCAAAGCCTTGGGGCCAGTACGACGGCGACTAGGAATATTCTAGACCTTGGAACCGTGACCATCCCCCCGATATCGACTCCTGATAACCAGACAGAGGCCAGCTTTGTTCTGCATATCTTTGAGACATTTGATAATGTGTCCATGACATCTAGCAATGACGGTCAGGAGTGGAAGTGGTGGTTGGACTTTGTGTTCCTAATGCCCGTGGATTTCGGGGCTAATTACGTCTCCAAGACTAGCGCAGCAGATGTTATCCTACTCGATTCCATGAGCGACACCAAAGGATTATACCTACTGGATGCCTCTAATGTGGTGCAGAGTTTCCCGTCTAACCAGCTTGGGCGTAGCCCAGAGGCGCACCCTGCAGGGACTCGTGTGTACGTTCTAGCCCACGTGACATCATCGGATTATGCCATAGGAGATACATACACTGTATCAGTGACCTATCGCCCACGGTTCCTCCATGTGATGGGAGCGTAAGATGCCACTCAAGCCCAGACTACAGATACGGCTATATGACAATAACCTCACCACGCCCACGCTGATTGAAGAACTGACCGACAGGGTGGGTTCGCTCATATTTGGCACAGCCCTCAATGGCGGTTTTAAGGTCTGCACGTTTACGCTAGCCACTACAATCGGACAGGCTTGGCTCTGGCTTAGCAAAGAAGGCAAGCGAGGATACCACTTCAATCGCATTACAATCCACGAAGACCTGACCCTGATATGGGAAGGGCGCATCATGCAGGTTGAGCTACTGGTGCAGTCGGGAGAGCGGAGTATGAGGGTCACGGCTATGGGTTATTGGAGTGCGTGTCGTGACCAGCTATATAGTGACGATACTGGAGGGCATACGGATTGGACGGGTGGTAGTGGTCACGAGATAGATGACATTATCAAGGAGATGTTAACGCGAGAATGTCCCGATATAAACACCGACCAGAGCAACATTGCCGCAGGGAGCCGAGACCTAGCTGGAATCAACCTATCCGATAATGCGTATCCTCAGACTCGCATTAACGAGTTGACGCAGCTTTCGGATAGTGACGGGGCCATCTGGTTTTTTGCGATTTGGGATGACCGCAAACCCTATCTGTTCAAACGAGATGCCAGCACTATTGATTGGTATGTCTGGTTGAAGGACTTGGGCAACCTGAGCCTACAGCAGTCAGCCCTAGAGGTGCGTAATGCCGTCATCCCTTATATTGGAAATTCGGCAGGGACTGTCCAGACAGATGCCACGAGCCTTCTGCTATACCCACGCCGTGAAGTGAAGTTCACGGTGCCAACAGGGACGAACTCCAATACTCAGGCAGATGCCGCAGCAAGCCATGCCCGTGAAGAGGCTTTACCCAGGCAGACACAGGCATTTAACATCACGGGGCGCATCTATCGCACCACAGGGGCAACGGGAGGCAGGCTAGAGGAAGCAGAGAAGTGGAGAGTACGGGCAGGAGATGTTGTTCGTATACAAGACCTAGTACCAACCACGGCTGCAAGCCCATCGCTAGATGATGTCCGCACATTTTTTGTTATGGAAACCGACTACAACGCTGATAATGACACCTTAAGCCTCCAGCCTGACCGTAGGAAACGTAGTCTGAGTGCCGTGGTGGCAAAGCTAAGAGCGAAGGAGATGCTATAATGTTGCAGATGCTGATGAAGTTTTTGCCAGCGGATAAACGGGCCATGATAGAACTGGCGATGAGGATGGTTGCCAAGTTGGACACAGCCGCAGAGCGCAAGGCTGTTGCCGAGTGGGGAATACGAGCGTTCAAGGATGGCAAGATTAGTGTGCCAGAATGGGGCGAACTCGGTGGTAAGTTAGGTATCCTAACAGGGCCAAAGAAGAATGGTGGCAATGATAGGTAAACTCAGACCGCAGATCATGGCGAGCATTGTTGCAGGCACTGTTGTGGCCTGTGTGGCCCTGTACATTGGATACTGGATGGGTGCTGTGGAGATAGTGACCGCCGTGGTGGGGTCTGTATTTGGATTCCTAGCGGGAGTTAGTTTCAAGATACTGGAGAGCGAGTAGATGTGGATAGCTGAAATATTTCTTAGGTTGTTACTGGCCCTGGAGTTTGGGTGGTGGGCTTTCCTCCGCTCACCTCTAGCAGCCTATCGCAAGGCACAATACTGGCGAGACTGGATAATGGCAAAGGTTGACTATGTTCAGTCGGAGTCGGCTAAGTGGAGGGCAGCGTTCACCATGGCTAAGATGCCATATACCATCTTGCGTTCATTTGGCCTGTCTCCTCAACTCGCTGCTAGTCTACTCATAGGTGGCTCTGTAGTCGGGACGGGCGTGGTAGCAGCAGAGGTCTTAGAGGGCAGCAGCTTTGCTCGTGGCGACCCAGGCATCTATACAGCACCTCTAGACACACCCGTCTTTGCGGCTCAAGAATACAATACCCTGCGTTTGGATTTAGGTGCAACTAGCGTTGGGTTGGTGGAGATTGATTCTATATCACTTGGCACGGCGTACACAGGTTCGGCCCTCCCAAGCGGAGAAAGCAATGTAATCATCATAGGAGGACTGCCAACCGTGGTAGACCCAGCGTTCACGGAAACCTACCTGGAAGTGGGTACGATGTACGTGGACAGGTGGAGATGCGAGACGTTAGCCATCACTAACTCAGAGATACACAACCTGATAATCAGCGGCAATGCCAGCGACGGCCAATCAATTGCAGCCGTGGCAGGAGTCCCACGCAACAGAGGCATTAATGGAGGCAATCGAGCCGACGATATGCTGACCAGCGGCGGGTATTATGACCAGTTGAAAATTACCAGCGCATCTAGCGGAGTTAATGGACAAATTGACGTTCTGCGATTAACCAACATATATTCCAAGGGCGGTGGTTGCGTAATTGATAGGGTTAAGGCTGGCACGATGGAAATAACCTTGAATGAGACGGGCGGGGATTCGGACTTGGCAACGAAGGCCTTTACTGTAGCGACATCTGTAATCTACAAGAGTTTCACTAACACAGACAACGTCGAGGTATCTATGGCAGTCCCAGCCATCCAGTGATAACCATGTGGCCTTTCCAGAAAAGACGGAAATGGAAGCCCCCGAACAGCCCCTTGACCGCAGGGGCGTTCAATTCCAATGGTGCATGGGAGATGTGGCAGGGTCTGATGGATGTCCGAGAGAGGGTGGGCCGCATAGAGGGCGGGCTGATGCTCCTCATTCCCCTGGTGCTGGCGATTCTGGGGCTATTGATTGCAAGCGGGATGGGGTAAACCACTACCGAGGGTGCTG